GGGACGGAAAGTCCGACGGCGGCTCGCCGCCCGACGGTCGATCCGTCCCCCCACCCCGTAGCCCCACCCCCGTGAAATGGCGGGCATTTCCTGACGGAGCTGACCCATGACCTCAAGCAGCCCAAAGGGCGATAGGTCGTACAAATGACAGATCCGATCTGGCCGAACGACCCCTCGCTTGATCCGGCTCCTCCCGCTCCCTCGCCTGAAGGACAGGTCAAGGCCGACGGCTGGTGGCCGGACATCGACCTGGCCCATCTCCGCGACACCGTTCGCCTGAACCAGACCAAGATCCCTGCCGCCCGCCTCCGCGAGGCCGTCCAGGTCGCCATTCTCGACATCGCGGACGAGCTGTCTGTCTGGCGCGCCGACCATGCGGCCTTCACCGATCTGGCCGCCGTCCCGGCCATGCAGATCGACAGCGAAAGCGCCCTGGTCATTCGCTGGCGCAGGGCCGTCACTGCCTGCGTGGCGGCCGACCTCGGCGAGCGGCTGCTCGGCCAGGCCTCGACGGCGGCCGGTCACGATCGCGCCGCCGAACTCCTGCCCGAAGCAGACCTTCACAGGCGCAACGTCGTCCACGCCGTCCGTCTGTTCCTGGGCAAGACCCGCGTCGTGGCCGAGCTGATCTGATGGCCGCCTATCAGGCCATCTCTGAACCCGGCGACACCGTCGACCGTCTGGTCTGGCGTGAAATCCGCAAAGGCCCGGCCGCCGTCGAGCGGGTGCTCGAGGCCAATCCCGGCCTGGCCGACCTCGGCACGATCCTGCCGGTCGGCACGGCCGTCACCATTCCGGACGGCGCTACGGCCGCCTCCGCCAAACCTCAAGTTCAACTCTGGGACTGACCATGACCTTTCCGCATCTTCAGCCCGCGCCGAGCGTGAACTGGGCCAAGGTCTCCTTCCTGTTCGGCGCGGCCGTCACCATCGCCGCCTGGATCGTCATCGGCGCCCAAATCCAGCAGCGCGTCCAGGTCCTCGAGGAGCGCACCGCGCCCTTGGCCAGCGGCGATCTGATCCGCGTCCAGACCGACGTGGCCTGGATCCGTCAACGTCTCGAGCAGGAGCGCGGCCAATGAGCCGTCCCCTGCCCGAGGCGCAATGGTTCTGGCGACGCCTGTTCACCTGGACCGTGACCGGCTGGGTTCTCTTCCACCTTCATGGCCTGATCCAGCGCATGCCCGAGGGCGATCTTCGCGCGATCGCCACCCGCCTGATCCTGCTGCTGGGCGCCCTGGTCGCCTTCTACCTGATCGGCCCGACCGCCGAACACATCATCGCGCTCGTGCGCGCCTGGCGAGGAGAAAAAGCCAATGACCGTTAAGTCCGTCCGCTATCTGGTCGTCCACTGTGCGGCCACGCCTCCCGCCCGCGACATCGGCGTGAAAGAGATTCGCGCCATGCACCTGCAGCGCGGCTTCCGCGATGTCGGCTACCACTATGTCATTCGCCGCGACGGCCGGATCGAGAAGGGCCGCCCCGACAACGTCGCCGGCGCCCACGTCAGCGGCTTCAACAGCATCTCCCTGGGCGTCTGCCTGGTCGGCGGCGTCGACGCCAAGGGCAAGCCGGAAGACAATTTCACGCCTGCCCAGTACGCCGCCCTGGCCCAACTGCTGCGCCAGCTGAAGGCGTCTCACCCGGCCGCCCAGATCCTGGGCCATCGCGATCTGTCTCCGGACAAGAACGGCGACGGCAAGATCACGCCGAACGAATGGCTGAAGGCCTGCCCCTGTTTCGACGTCCGCACCTGGTGGGCTCGGGAGCAAGCCGCCTGATGTTTCGCCGCACCCTCAACTTCGACAGTCCCTTCGGCGTAGCGCTTCTCGTGGGGCTGGCCGCCCTGCTCATCCTCCGCCTCGGCGCGGTCGGCCTGCGCTTCGACCCCTTCGACCTGACGGCGAAACGGGCGGACCGGGCCGAAGCCGCCGCCCACGCCTCGGCGGACGACGCTGGCGCGCGCCGGATTGAGGCGGCCGGGGCCGCTGACACCGTCCAGCGGATCGACCGCATCACCGTCCAGATCCGCGCCGCCGACGCCATCGCCCATCAGACCGCCCTCGCCGCCCAGGAAGCCCCCGATGCAAACTCGCCTGTTGACCCTGCTCGCCTTGACCGTTTGCAGCTTGCCGATCGTCAGCTGTGCGAGCTACGGCCCGCCCTCTGCCCCGACCCCGCCGCCCCAGCGCGACATGCCGGACCTGGCGCTGCGGGCCTGCGCCCTGCCCCGCCTACCTGACGGGGCCACGGCCGCCGACCTCGAGAGCGTGTTCACCGCGCGCGGCGTCGCCCTGGTCGCCTGTGACGCTGCGCGCCAGCTGGCCGTCGACGTCCATACGGGCCAGCGCCTGGATCAGCAGGCCTGGCTGCGTCAGTCCGCGGATCGTCGCCTGCCCTGGTGGCGAAAGGTCCTCCCATGAGCTTTTGGAAGCCCGACAGCCTGAAAGAGGCCCTGACCAAGGCGCTCGACCCCGCCCATCACATCACCGACAACCCCGATCGCCTGCAGATCGAGGTGATCGAGGGCTCGGTCCACGCCCTGGCCACGCCTGGGCTGGGCTTCCGCTACCAGTATGAGATCGCCGTCGGCGTCCTGGACTACACCGGAACGCTGGACGAGATCATGATCCCCCTCCTGATCTGGCTCCAGCGCTGGGAGAAGTCACAGCTCCTGGACCACTCCAAGGCCGCCCGGGGCGTGAAGTTCGAGCGCCAACTGCTCGATGCCGAGGCCGCGAACATCCTGTTCACCGTCCAGCTCACGGAAGCGGTGGCTTTCGAGCTGCGCGAGGACGGCGGCTTTGACGCTGTCCACCGAAAGGACCCGCCCATGGCCGACACCGGCCGGGCCGCCCTTCTGCACCGCATCTACGCCAACGGCGAGCTGGTGGCCGAATGCGGCGTTCACCCGGTGACGGGCTGATCCATGGCGGCCGCGCGTGAAGACGCCCTGATCCTGTTTGAGGAGTCTGCAGGCGCCATCCTGCAGAGCCTCGAGCCACGCGAGCGCCAGCAGCTGCTCCGGCGCATGGTCCATGCCCTTCGCCGCTCTCAGGTGCGGCGCATGACCGCCCAGACGGATCCCGACGGCGCACCCTGGCCGAAGCGGAAACCCCGTAAGGAACGCCAGCCTGTCACCCGGCCGATCCGCTTCCTTTACAACAAGGGCGGCCAGACCCGCGTGGCCGAGATGCGCAGCTGGCGGCGCGACGGCCCCATGGTCATCGGCTACGACAAGGAGGCGGGCGGCATCCGCACCTTCCGGCGCGACCGCATCGCTCGTCATATTCCCCCCGAAGGCGGATCCGTGGATCCCGGCGCCCTGGACGGTTCGCTTTGGAACGAGCGCGGCAAGCTGAAGGCCGTCGGCCGAAAGATGTTCCTCAAGCTGAAGACCGGCCGGAACCTGAAGGCTGGCGCGGACACCGGCGCCGCATGGGTGTCGTTCACCAGCCGCGCCCAGCGACTGGCGAGCGTCCACCATTACGGCCTGCGCGATCGCGTCGCGAAGAACGGCCCCGAGGTCGATTATCCGCAGCGTCAACTGCTCGGCTACAGCCAGGCCGACAAGGAAGCCCTGCTGGACATGCTTCTGCAGCACGTCGCCCAACCGCGCTGACGCCCGCACTCCCCCGGCGAGCGCCCCCTCGATGTTGTGAGACGGTCTCTGACAACAGCGCCCCGTCGCGCCCCCTACGGCGCGGCGGCGACATGGCGCCATGTCCACCTTCACCGGCCAGTCTACCGGCTCGACCGCCGTCGACCTTTCGAAGCTGCCCTTCCCGGCGGTCATCGAAGTCCTGTCGTTCGAGACGATCGTGGCCGCCTGCAAGGCCCGGCTGATCGAACTCATGCCGGAGCTCGAGCCGGTGCTGGCCATCCCCAGCGAACCCCTGGTTCTGGTGATCGATATCTTCGCCTATCGGGAGACGTTGCTGCGCGCGCGGGTGAACGACGCGGCTCGCGACGTGACCCTGGCCTACGCCACCGGCGCCATGCTCGATCACCTGGTCGCCCTGTTGGGCGTCACGCGGCTGGTGATCGAGGCCGCACGTCCCGAGACCAACACCCCGGCCGTCATGGAAAGCGACGATTCCTTGCGTCGTCGCGCCCTCCTGGCGCCCGAAGCCTATTCCGTCGCCGGTCCGGCCGGAGCCTACGTCTCCCACGCCCTCGGCGCTGACGGCGACGTCCTGGACGCCTCAGCGACCACGCCATCGCCCGGCGTCGTCCTGGTCACGGTCCTTTCGCGCCAGAATGACGGCGTCCCCTCGGCCGAGCTGCTGGACAAGGTCTTCGCCGTCGTGGCGGCCGACGACGTCCGCCCTCTTACTGACCATGTTCAGATCCAGGCGGCGCAGATCGTCCCCTTCGATATCAAGGCCGCCGTCTCGACCTTCGCCGGGCCTGACTCGGCCGTCGTCATGGACGAGGCGCGTCGCCGCCTGAACGACTACCTGGATCGCTCCTACAGGCTCGGCCGCGACGTCACCCGCTCCGGCATCATCGCCGCCCTGCACACCGACGGGGTCCAGAACGTCCGTCTGACCGCGCCCGCCGCCGACGTCGTCATCTCAGCGATCCAGGCCGCCCGCTGCGCCTCGATCGCCGTCACCCATGCGGGCCTGGACGAATGACGTCGACTTCCCGCCCGCTGTCCCCCCTGGCCGTTCCCAGCGCCTGGCCGGTCGAGCGCGCCCTCGATGTCCTGACGCTTCGCATCGACGGGATCGACGTCCCCTTCCGCGACCTTTGGAACGCTGACGCCTGCCCGGCGTCCTTCCTGCCCTGGCTCGCTTTCGCCCTGTCGATCGACGCCTGGAACTCTGACTGGCCGGAACGGACCAAGCGGGCCTTCGTCAAGGACGCCATCGCCGTACAGCGCCAGAAGGGCACGGCCGCCGCGATCGAGCGCGTGGTGAAAGCCTTCGGGGCTCAGATCAAGGTCCGCCCCTGGTTCCAACAGGATCCGCCCGGCCAGCCCTACACCTTCGACCTGGTGTTGACCGTCAACGGCGAAGGCGGGGCGGCCGCCACCGCGCGCCTGGTCGATGACGTCATTGCCGAAGTCAGCCGGACCAAGAGCGCCCGCGACCATTTCAACTTTACCCAAGGCTTCCAGGCGACCGGCGCCATCGCGGCCGTCGGCGCGACCCGCGTCGCCGCCTACCGCCGCCTCTCCCTCGCCGAAGCCGCCTGACGGACGACCATGGCCCTTACTGTCACCATCACCAACGCCGGGCGCGCTGAACTGATCAACGCCCAGAACACCGGCACGAACGCCGCCGTCATCAACAGCATCGGCGTCAGCTCGGTCCACGCCGCTGGCGATCTGAAGCTGCTCACCGCCCTGCCGAACGAGCGTAAGCGGCTCAACACCATCGGCGGCGAAGTCGTGGCGGACGACGTCATCCATGTAACGATCAACGACACCACGGCCGACACCTATACCCTGCGCGCGTTCGGGGTCTACTTCGAGTCCGGGACCTTGTTCGCGGTCTGCACCTCCGTGGATCCGATCATGGAGAAGGCGGCGGCCGCCATGCTCCTGCAGGCGGTCGACATCACCCTGACCACCCTGGACACCGCCAGCATTGAGTTCGGCGGAACCGGCTTCACCAATCCGCCCGCCACGACCGAGCGGATGGGCGTGGTCGAACTGGCCACGGTTGACGAAACGATCGCCGGGACCGACGCCGTCCGCGCCGTGACCCCTTACGGCCTGGCTCGAGCCCTGGTCTCCTGGGCCCAGAACTTCGCCGCCAAGGTCCACGGCCACGTCATCGCGGATATCGCCGGGCTTTCGGACAGTCTGGCCAGCAAGGCCAATCGAAACCACGTCCATGGCGCCGATGATGTGAACTCCGGCGTCTTCCACATCGACCGGATCCCCAAGCTGGCGATCTCCTGGATCAACGGCTTGGCCGACCAGCTGGCGGGCCTGGCGGCCAAGGATCACAAGCACGCGGCTTCGGACATTACCTCCGGACAGCTCCACCTCGACCGCCTGCCCGCCATTCCACAAAGCAAGGTCTCCGGCCTGGTCGACGCGATCGCGACGCTCACCACGGCGGTGGCCGCCAAGGCTGAAGCCGCCTTGAGCATGGTGATGAGGGGATCGCTGGGCTCCCTCGATCTCAACACGGTCCTGACGCCGGGCGGCTATCGCCAGGCCGCGAACGCCAACGCCCAGCTCCAGCTGAACTACCCGATCACCAATGACGGCGGATCGCTGCTGGTGGTGAACCCGTCCACGGATACCGGCTATCAGACCTATCATAGCCGCACGACCAACCGGATGTGGACGAGGCCGTTCCTGGCGGGGAACTTCTATCCCTGGGCCGAACACTGGACGTCAGCCAACTTGCCCGATCCGGCGCAGGTAGGTTCGTTCAACACCTTCACCACCTACCAGGCCATCGAGACGTCGAACGCCCTGCCCCTGCGCTTGTCGTCTTCGGCAGCCAGCGGAACCCAACTTCAACTGAATAACAGCAACGGCGGCGCGGTTCAGCGATACTTCGGGATCACGCCGGATGGCGAGCTCGTCTTCGGCGCGTCGCTGACCGCCGCGAACAATCGGTTGATCTATCACTCGGGCAACCTCAACCCGGCGTCCTTCGCCCCTTCCAACCACACCCACGACGGCCTGATCGTCCGTCAGACCTATGCCCCCGGCACGGACCTGAACTCCCTGACCAGCAGCGGGATCATCGGCGTCCACGCCAATCCGGCGGCTAACCTGAACTTCCCGGTCATCTCGGCGGGGGCGCTGGAAGTCTTCGCCTCTGCCGCCACTCGCGTCTACCAGCGCTACACGACCAGTTCGACGACGGCGCCCGACGTCTACGAGCGGACTCTCCTGGGCACGACCTGGTCGCCCTGGCGCAAAGTCGTCATGGACGACCTGGCCTCGACCTATGGTGCGCGCGGTCTGATCGAGATGGCGACCGACGCCGAGGCCATCACCGGGACCGATCAGGAGCGGGCGATCAATCCCTACATCCTGAAGCGCCGGGTCGACGCTCGCGCCGCCTCGAACGCCGAGACGTTGGCAGGCTCGCTGACCGACAAGTTCATCACGCCGTCCTCGCTGTGGGCATTCGCCAAGTCCATCGGCCTGAACGGCTACGCCCAGGTTCCCGGCACGCCTCTGGTCATCCAGTGGGGCCGCCAGACCGGCGCCATGAGCGAGGGGCAACGGACGGTGATGCTGCCCATCGCCTTCGGCGGCGGTTGCGTCGCCATGCTGGCCATTCCTTGGAACAGCAGCCCGACCGCCGACTACTACATGCAGATCGTGGGGCGTTACCTGGACCGCCTGGTTTTCATGCTCAACAGCGCTTCCGGGTCGTCCGGCTCCGCACAAGGTTTCGATTGGCTGGCGATCGGCTTCGCAACCGGGACGCCCAACCCCGCCTATAGCTCTGGCGGTGGGGGCGGCGGAGGCGGCGGAGGCCTGCCGCCTGGCGGCGGCGGCGAAGACCCCATCATTCGGCCCGAGGTCTGATCATGAGCATTGTCTTCTGCCCCACCGAACGCTTGTTCATCGACCCCGATCTGTGGCCCCACGATCTTCCAGAAATCCCCGTCCCGGTTTCCTCCAAAGATCACGCCCGTATCTTGGACGAGCTGTCGACCGGCCGCATCCTGGCGACCGACGAAGCTGGCCTGCCCATCACCGTCGAGGCGCCCCCGCCCTCGGTCGAAGCTCTGGCGAACTTGGCCCGCCGCCGCCGCGATGCGGAGATCGCCCAGGTCCGCTGGCTGATCGAACGCCACCGCGACGAACAGGCTCTGCAGATCTCGACCACCCTGACGCCCGAGGACTATCGTCTCGTCCAGGAACACGTTCAGGCGCTGCGCGACGTGCCCGAGCAGGAAAGCTTTCCCCACGCGATCGACTGGCCCGTCCTGGATCCCGCCCTGCTGGCCACCGGATCATAGCACTTGTTGTCAGAACCCCTCTGACAACAGCGGGCGCGCGATAAGCCG